TCCGAGATTATTTTCAAAGGGCTTCGTTCTAATACGCAGGAAATAAAATCTACTGAGGGTGTCGATATTGCGTGGGTTGAGGAGGCTCAAGCGGTATCGGCTGAAAGCTGGGACGTTCTCATTCCGACGATCAGAAAGCCGAACAGTGAAATATGGTTGACGTTCAATCCTTTAGACGAAAACGACCCGACATATCAAAGGTTCGTTTTGAACGCGCCCGACGATGCGCTAGTCCGCAAAGTCAACTACGATGAGAACCCATACTTCCCGGAAGTGCTAAAGCGCGAAATGGAATGGCTGAAAGCGCGGGACTATGAAAGTTATTTGCATATTTGGGAAGGCGAGGTTAGGAAGCACTCCAACGCCGTTATATTCGCGGGTAGGTTTCGCGTTGAAGAATTTGACACGCCGCCCGACGCGCGGTTCTATCACGGGGCAGATTGGGGTTTTAGCGTTGACCCGACAGCGTTGGTTCGATGCTTTATCAAGGACAGGACAATCTTTATAGATCGCGAGGCGTGGGGCGTGGGTATCGACTTAGACGAAACTCCCGCCCTTTTTGATACCATCGACACGGCGCGGAAGTGGCCTATTAAAGCCGACAATGCAAGACCCGAAACAATATCATTTATGCGCCGACGCGGTTTTAATATTTCGGCGGCTAAAAAGTGGGCGGGTAGCATTGAGGACGGCATTGAGTTTCTAAAAAGCTATGATATTGTGATACACCCGCGGTGTCGCCACACTATCGACGAATTTAACCATTACTCTTACAAGATAGACAAGCAGACGGGCGACGTGCTTCCAATTGTGGTTGATAGCTTTAATCATATTATCGACGCAACCCGCTATGCCCTATCTGACCTAATGCGCGGGCGTGGAACAATGCAAATAAATCCTGCGGCTTTAATGATGAGGTGAAAACATGGCAAAGGCAAAAGAAAACATGAAAATCGCATATAACGCATTGGAGCGCGAAAAGGTAGCCTTTGACGCTTCGCCTTATGAATCGCTAGGCTACGGGAAAAGCAACCTCCGCGCGATACAGGACGCGGCGTTGCGTCAGTGCGGAGTATATAACATGGTGGGCGGCCTGTACGATTTCCAGCAGTTTCTTGGTTACGGCGTGCTTTCCAACCTTGCACAAAACGGAATCATTCGCGCTGGCGTAAACCTTCGCGCCGATGAAATGACGCGCCGTTGGATTGAGTTTAATTATAATGGCGAATCAAGCGACGATGAAGCCGCCGCCGCGATTGAGGAAGAAATGACCCGCCTAAAAGTTGATAGGTTGTTCCGTGAAGCCGCGCAGATGTGCGGCTTTTTTGGTGGGTGCTTGGCGTATATCGACGTGGGCGACATTAGCGGCGAGGATTTGAAACTTCCGCTTGGCATGGACGCGGACACGTTTAAACAGGGCGCGTTGAAAGGTTTCAAAATTATCGAGCCGACTTATATTGCGCCGGGCAAATATTCTTGCTGGAATCCGATTGATAAGGATTATTTTGTTCCTCAAAGCTGGCTCATCAACGGGCGCGAAGTACACGCAAGCAGATTCCTTTACTTTGCCGAGGATAAACCGCCGACGTTGTTGCTCCCTGCCTACAATTTCTTCGGCATTCCGCTCGCGCAGATCGTCGCCGAAAATGTCCGGCATTTCGAGGAGTGTAATTCAGCGGCGGCTAGGCTATTGCAGAAATTCAGTTGCACTGTTTTCGCCACGGATATGCAGGAACTTCTTACGGGGCACGAAGGCGGCAATATTCGCCGACGCGTGCAGTATTTCAGCCAGAATCGCGACAATGACGGCGTAATGACAATCGACAAAGAAGCGGAAGCAATTTCGGACGTTTCAACGCCTATCGGCGGCGTAACGGATATAGTCAGACAGCAAATGGAAATCGTTTCGGCTATGTTTGGCGAGCCTAGCGTTAAACTTTGGGGCATTTCGCCCGCTGGGTTTAATAGCACTGGCGACGCGGATATGAAAAATCACTATGACCATATCCACGCGCTACAGGAACGCCTTTTCCGTGAGCCTTTGGAGTACGTTGTGAAGCTGTTACAGCTTAACACGCGCGGCGCAGTCGATGACGCTTTGTCCTTTGAATTTGTGCCGTTGTCCGATGAAGACAGCGACTTGAAAGCGCGTTGCAACAAAACGACTGCCGACACTTACGCAACGCTGATAGATCGCGGCGTTATTACGAATGCGGAGGCGCGGCTTGCACTTGCGAACAATCCCGAGTCGGGCTTTGCGAATATCGACGCGGACGAAGAAATTGACCTTCCCGAAATGGCTTTGCCGTTAGAAGGTGCAGAAAATGAAGCGGACACTTAAACCGATATACCCGCCCGCCGCGATTCAAAAGGAATATGAGAAGCGGCTAACGCGGGAAATCCGCGCCATGGAGAAAAGCGTCGTTTATTGGTTGCGTGCAAAATACCGTGCAAATGAAGATTTGATTCTCGATAGCGCGGTAGATAACTTGCTGAAAGAATTTCGGCGGCTTTTGCGACAGTGGACGCGACATTTTAACGACCTTTGCGAAACGTTGCCGCGTTGGTTCGTTTCTAAAATTCGCGGATATGTGGCGGGAAACCTTGTCGAGCAGACAAAGCCTTTGCGTGACGCGGGACTTGGCTTTAACTTGAAATTTTCTTACATGAGCCAAAAGGAACGACAGACCTTCGCGGCGCTTGTCAAAGAAAACGTCAATCTTATCAAAAATAGGCTAATGCGTGACAGCTTGACGCAAGTGGAAGGAATTGTCCTGCGTTCGATTGAAAACGGGCATGACCTCGCGACAATGACGGAGGAACTACATAAACAGTTTGGCGTTACCGAGCGAAGGGCGGCTATGATTGCCCGCGATCAGACGCACAAGGCAACGGAAAACCTTTCACGCGCAAGGCTAAAAAGCTATGGAATCACGCGCGGGATTTGGGTTCATACGCCGTCGGGCAAAACGTACCGCGAGACGCACGAAGACCCAAATATTATGGACGGTCACGAATATGACCTAGAGGAAGGGCTTTTCGACCCGCAAAAGGGCGTTGAAAGGAAAATCCACCCTGCGGAGCTTGTGAATTGCTATTGTGTGTTCCGTCCGCTGATTCCGACACTTAGCGAAGAAGAAACGGAAGCGGGCATAGATGAAATCTTCGCGGAACTTGGGGAGAAGGTGTAAACAATGATTTTCGATACTGTCCCATTGGAAACGGCGCGAACGTTTGACGAAAACGGCTATTTGCACGTTTCATCGTCAAACATTACGAAAGAACAGGTTGTCCCTTACGTCGGCGACACAATCCCAAACTGGCGGGAGCTTGGCTTGAAGCCTAAAGCGATATATCAGATTTACAGACCCGCCGAGGAAATCGAAAAGGCGGCTGACACGTTTAACGGCTTGCCTTTGAGTTTAGACCATTGGGAAATGGACGCGAACAATATGCCGAAAGACAAGATCGTTGGTTCGCTCGGCACTGACGCGGCTTTTGACGCGCCCTATCTTGTCAATAGCTTGACCGTTACCGACGCGGACGCTATCAAGCGTATCAATAGCGGCGAATTTCGCGACTTGTCAGCGGGCTATTTGTGCGACGTTGTTATGGAATCCGGCATTTTCGACGGAAAAGCCTATGACGGGCGCATGGAAAATATAAGAGGCAATCACGTTGCCCTTGTCCGCGAAGGACGGGCAGGGCATGACGTTCGCGTTGCTGATTCTGCCCCGAAAGGGGGTGAAATTATGGGAAATGACGCATGGAAAACCCTATTTTTTGACTTGACGGAAGCTATTAAAAACGGAGGTGATAAGCCGATGGAAGAAATCAAAAAAGAGGAAATCGTGAAAGAGGAAGCGCCCGACATGACGAACAGCGCGCCAGTTGTCGAGAACGCGCCCGAGGAAGCGAAAGACGAAGAACCCGTTGACGTTCTCGCGGACGAACTTCGCGAGGCGATGAAAGCCGCAGGGCTTGACCCAGAGGATAAGGCGGCACAGAAAGCGTTTATGGCGGGAATTGCTTATGCGAAGCCCGTTGACGATGAAGCACCGACCGAGGACGCTTGCAAGACGAAAGACGAGGATGCGGCTGACGCTTGCGCCAAGGATTCCGCGCCTGTTTTTGACAAAGCGATGGCGTCGGCACTTTATACGGCGGCTGAGGAAGTCGCGCCGTATGTCGGCAAGATTTCCAATCCGTTCGCGTTTGACAGCGCGAGCGACATTTACAAAAAAGCGTTGGACGCTAAAGGCGTTGAGGTGGAGGGTGTTGACCCGTCCGCATACGGCGCTATGGTGAAAATGCTTGCCAAGTCCGCGCCGATCATGGACGCGGCACCCGTCGAGAATGACCCGATGAATGAAGTATTGAAGGGCATTAAAGCCCGCTAAGGAGGAATGACAAATGAGCTTTTCGTATCAGAAGGAAGTCGGCAAGTACAATAAAAAGGCGATTGCTGGCGACCGCGCGAATCAGCAGGAAGTTATCTACACGCCGACCAATTTCACGGCGGCGAGCGCCGTCAATGTAGGCGGTTTTGTGTGGCGTGATACTACGAATCCCGAAACGCAGGTTGTCGCGTCTACTTCGGGAAGCGACGCGCCGCTTGGTTTCATTGAGCGCGTGCAAAACTATCCTAACTACACGATTTCGGACGAGGGCACGTTGCAGGTTCCCGCAGGGAGTGAAGTCAACGTTGCCGTAAAAGGCGATTTCTACGTTGTCGCTGACAAGTCCGTTTCCGTTGGTGACGAGCTTTATTCGTTCACGGCTACGGGCGGCGCGACGTTTACCACGTCCCTCGCGGTGCAGACGGGTTTCAAGGCGTTCACGTCTGGCGCTTCGGGTGACATGATTATTGTTACTAAGCGCTAAGAAAAGGAGGAATGAACAATGAGCATTGATATGGAACTTGCCAAAGCAAAGGGCTTTGATTTCGGCACGGCGACGAAGTTTTTTGACAGCGCCGAGCCGCATAAAGGTGTGACGGACGCGCTTGACCCGAATACCGCCGTACCCGCCTATATGAACATGTACGCGAACCCGCGCGTTATCGAGGTTTTGACCGCGAAGCGCCAGTACAAGGCAATCGCGCCCGAGGTTAAGAGCGGCGATTGGTCTACGGCTTTCACGCAGTTTAGGACGCTCGAGTTGACGGGCGAGACTACGCCGTATCAGGACTACGACGCAAACGGACAGGCGAACGTCAACACGAACTTCCCGACCCGTCAGCAGTACCGCTTCCAGACCACGATTCGCGTTGGTGATTTGGAGCAGGATATGAACGCGGCGGCGCGCATTGACCTTTTCGCCGAGAAACAGCGTAGCGCGGCTATTCAGCTTGAAATTGCTTTCAACAAGTACGCTTTCTACGGCGTGGAAGGGATTAACGTTTACGGCTTGCTAAACGACCCGAATCTCAATAGTGACCTCACGCCGACCACGGGCGCGGGAGGCAACACTTGGGCGCTGAAAACTGCGGACGAGATCATGGCAGACTTCGCGAAGATGTATTCGAAGCTGTATGAGCGTTCTAACGGTTGGATTGATTCTTCCACGAAGACGAAACTCGTTATTGCGCCCGCTTGCATGGCAGAGCTGAACAAGGTCAACGCTTTCGGCGTGTCCGTAAAGAAAATGTTGGCCGACACTTACCCGCAGATGGAGATTCTGACGGCGGCTGAAATGGTAACGGGTAGCGGCAACCTTGCTATGATTCTCGCGGAGGAAATCGAAGGACAGCCGACGGTTGAATTTGGTTACAGCGAGAAATACAAGGCTCACGCGATTATCCGCGAATCTTCCAGTATGCACCAGAAAGTTAGCGCGGGCACGTATGGCGCAATTGTCTATATGCCGTTTGCTATCGTAACCATGTTGGGGGTGTAATCGTGGCACTGACTACTGTTTTTTATAACGGTGTCCGCCCGATTGAGTTTGAAGTAACGGACGCGAAGGGACAAATTCGCGTCCTTACTATCAATGGAAGCGGTTTCGGCTTGCAGGGTGCGAACGCTATGCCGCTTCCGATGGCGGGCGCGTATGGTATCACGAAGAACGTTGACGCAGACCTTTGGGCGGCAGTCGAAAAAAAATACGGCGACATGGCAATCTTCAAGGAAGGGTTCATTCGCGCGGGCGCGTCTGAAAAGGCGAAAGACGCGGCGAAAGAAACTGTTTCCGCGAAGGACAACGGGCAAGCGCCGATTTCGCAGAGCGAAGATGTATCGAAGAAAAGCAGAAAGAAGAAATAAGAAACGGAGGGCGCGGCTATGACTTTCGACGTTTTGGCTTTTCGCGCGGTCTATCCGCAGTTTGCGGAGATGTCCGACGATCAGCTTACTTTTATAGCGAATAACGCCCTTCTTCTTTCTGGGCTTGAAAACGATACCACTTACGCCGAGGCAGACAAGACGCGCCTTTGGTATATGCTTGTTTGTCATATGGCGACGCTTGCGCAAAGAGGCACGGCGGGCGCTATGACAAGCGCGACGGAAGGAAGCGTTTCAATCGGCTTTTCCAGTCCGCAATACGGCAAAGAATCTGATTGGTACATGCTTACACCTTGCGGCGCGGCTTACTGGCAGATAATCAAAGGGCATAGGTACGGAGGCTTGTGGTTCAATGGGTGTCACTGTTAATGTAACGGGCGGCGACAAGTACAAGCGTTTTCTTGACAAGATGGCGCAGATCGCGGGCGGCGTGAAAGCGGGTATTTTCGGCGGTGCGACAAACACCGACACGGGCGCGAGTATCGCGGCTTATGCCGTCTATAACGAATACGGCACTAAGCATATCCCGCCACGTCCCTTTATGCGTACAGTGGCGAAGGAAAAGCCGAAATCATGGTGCGGCGTTATGGTTGCGCGTGTTCGTGGAAATGCGCAAGACCCGAAAGCATGGAAAGACGCTCTCGGCCTTGCGGGCGAACAGATGAAAGCCGACATACAAGACAGCATTATGAACGGAAGCTGGGCACCCAACGCGCCCGCGACAATCGCGGCAAAAGCGCGGAAAGGTAAAACCGAGCCTAATAAGCCTTTGTTTGACACGGGAGACATGTATCACGCGGTTTCTTATGAGGTGGTGGATAAATGAACCTTCATCAAATGGTGTCGGGCGCTATAAACGCGGTAAATGCGCATGAGGCTGTAACGTTGTACCGTTGCGACGGTCTGACGAATACGGCGGGCGTTGTGTCCGTTAAGTACACGCCTAGTGACATAATCGCGCAAGTGCAAGCGCCGTCTGCGGCAGATTTGCGGCTTTATGAGCATTTAGCCGACGCGCGACACGTCAAGAAGTTTTATATCCATGCACCCGCAAGCACGATCAATCGCAACGAGCAAACGGCGGGCGACATATTCAAGCGCGCCGACGGTTCGTTTTGGTTGATTGACGCAATACGCGACGATTTCACGCGGGAGGGTTGGCTTTGTTGCTTGGCTACGCTACAACATGAGCCGCCCGAAGGGATAGACGACGATGAAGGAGGCGGCGATAATGACGGAAGCTGACTTTATGACAGCTTTACACGGGTACATTGTCGCGGTCACTGGACTTGACGGAAACCGTATCTTTCGCGGGAATCAATCGCGTATGACGCTTCCGAAAAGCGGTTCATATTGTATCTATACGCCGATAATTCGACAGCGACGCGGAACGAATGTTTACGACTTCGACGCGGCGGGGCTTCCCGACGATAAAAACGGCGTGGATAGTATAACCGCGCTTGTGTTGATTGACGTTCAAGTCGATTTCTACGATAAAGATTCTATGGCTTATGCGCAGATACTTGAAATCGCGTCCCGTTCGTATATGGGAAGCGACTATTTCAAACAAGCGGGAAAGGAAGTCCGCGTTTGTACCGCGCAAGCGCCTAGGAATCTAACGGGTATCGACGAAAGTAATCAATACGATGAACGATGGAGCGTGACGATCACAGCGGAAGTTTGCCCGACAATTACCAATGATTTGCCTTGGTTTGAAGATGTTTACTTTCGGCATAAG